ATTGGTATTGGTGGTGTAAACAGAAAAGTAGTATTTGGTACTGCTTGTCAACAACCTGATGGACGTTGGGTAGAAAGAGATAGTAATGGACGAACAAATTAAATTATTAAAAGCAAGAGAAAAAGTTATAATAGAAGAATTGGAATTTAGTCCTCTTAAAAGTTTAGAAAACGAACTCTATGAACTAAGAGATACTTTAGAAAAACTTGAAAACAAAGAGCCATTAATTTATAATCAATATGATGCCTTTGATAACAAATGGACAAAGAGTATAATTAAATATGAGTAGTAATTTAAAAAAATTACCAGAATTTTTAAAACCATTCTTTATAGAACTTAAAGATACAACTATCTTTATATTTAATGATATTTTTAACTACATCAAAGATATATTACCTAAAAAACAAATGATATATTCTTGGACATTTAAAAGAACAATACCTAATTTTAAAAGATACTTCTTATTAATATTTTTTATATATTTTCTATTGGCTATATTCATATCAAGAGCCACCGCTAATGAAAAGTTTATAATGCCAAAAGGTGAGATTACAGAAGAAGAAAGAGAACCACTTAAAAGAGTGAAACAAGAACAGAACAAAGTAATATACGATACAGTAAGAGGTTACGAACCTAAAAAAGTAGATGACCAATATTGTTACGTAAAGATTGAAATTAAACAAAACGGTGACGATATTATTAAACAAGAAATTCTGGAATGTGCAGATGGTAGACGAGGCATCAATACGCCGAGTTATTGGGATTTATTTGCACAATTTTACTATAGAGATGTATCAGCACCTGAATATTGCCGATATTATAGTAGACCAAATCACGTCTTTAAATCGTTCGGAAAGACGTGCCTTAACAAGAACGGTGAATGGGAGGTACAATAATGTTTAAAAACATTATTATATTAACTCTCCTTTGGATTATACTATTTGATGTATCCAGTAAAGACTTTTTTGGCTATGCTCAAAAAGGACTTGACAAAACACAAGAATTAGTATATGATATTAAAAGGAGTACAAAATAAAACTATATGATGATAAGAACAGTAATGATAGTAGCAACCGGCCTTATATTAGGTGCTTGCTCTACTTCAACATACCAGATAAAAGCTGAATCTGAAAAAATTTTAGATACGGTACCATCTTGGTATATGATGGACTTCAAAGAAAAGAAAGCTTGTAACGTTAATTCGCAAGATGTTAACGAGAAGCAGTGTATCTTTGGTGTCGGTACGTCAGTATCACCAGACCTTGGTTTAGCAATTGAGAAAGCAAAGATGATTGCAAAAGCTGAAATGGCAGATATAATTAAAGGCGAAATGAACAAACGTTCTAAACAGTTTATAACAGAACTTGGTAAGAACGAAACTAAGAGTGTAGTAACAGATGTTGAATCTACTCTTGTAAATATAATTGAAAATACACCTGTAAGAGGTTATGAAATATTTGCTCAAGAGGTAACTTCAACTACAAAAGGTTACTATAGAGCTTGGATTGGTTTAAGATTGCCTTTAGGTGAATTTAATAAGATGTATAACTACACAATAAATGAAGTAGTTGACTCTTATAACTTAAAACAAAAAGCAGATCAAGCTTTCAAAGAAACAGTAAAAGATAAAACTGTACAATAATATGAGTGATATATCTCAAATTATTATATACAGTAAAGACAACTGTGGATATTGTGTAAAGGCCAAATCGTTATTAAATAACCTTGGCCTTACATACACAGAAAAAAAGATAGAAAATTTTTTGACAACAGAAGCTTTATTTGAAGAAATTGGTAAACAAGTAAGATCAATGCCTCAAATAAAAATAAATGGTGAATTAATAGGTGGTTATAATCAACTAATAGAATATCTAATGGATAAAAAATTAGTTAACTTTAAAGGTGAACCTATTGATAGTGCAGGTGAAATAGTTTAATGACTGATGATAAAGTTATTTTATTTCCAACGGACAGAATTGTCAATAAAGAAACAGCAAGACAAAATCCTGAAGGAAGTGAAAAGGTAAGAGTAGATAGAACAAAAGAATTTGTAGAAGGAAATGTTGATGAAATAGCTATGAATATACTACGACAATTCGTAGAAATGGCTATGATGACAGAAAAACCAGAATTTACAAAAGACTTTGGATTATTAGTAGATATGTTAAGAGGTATGATATATAGAGATTTTGACGTGACACACCCAGCACAAAGACTTGCTGATAAAATTGTAGATGTAAAAATTACAAGATTTGGCCCACAAGTTGTAATTGATTATAATAAAGTGTTGCCAGAAGAAAATCACAAACCACACAAACCATTAAACAAAGATATTAAAGATGAAATTAAAAGAAGAAATGATGGTTGGACAGACTTTGAAGCAGATTTTGATTTACCTGAAGATACAAATGACAAGTAGATCACACGAAATTCCTAATGGAATCGCCGTTGCCGGTTGTAAAATAGCCAACACAAGGAGAAACTAATGTTAAAAACATTAAAAAGAGCTCTTGCAAGTGGCAAGACTTCAAAAACACAAAAAGTATTAGAGTTACTAGAAACTGGGAAATCAGTATCTTGGAAAACTTTAAGAACTAAATTTGATCTAACATCGCCAAGAGCTATGGTAGATAAATTAAGAGCAGCTGGTAATATGATTTATATTAACAAAACTGCTCAAGGTACTTCTTATAGACTTGGTACACCATCAAAAGCGATCATCGCTGCTGGTATCAAAAAACTATACGGTACTTCATACGCTTACAATGCGTAATTAGTTAAATGATGAAGGCGAGAAATATATAACGCTCGCCTTCGTTACACAATAATATGATACTAGTAGACCTAAATCAAGTTTTAATATCAAACCTTATGGCACAGACCAGAGGTAAATCGGATATTAAACCCAATAAAGAAATGATTAGGCATATGGTCATTAATTCATTAAGAGGTTTTAATTTAAAATTCAAAGAACAATATGGCACTATGGTATTATGTGCTGACGCAGGTGACCCTTGGCGTAGAGATATTTACCCTAATTATAAACACGCTCGCAGAAAAGGCCGTGTAGATTCAGCCACAGATTGGGACAATATATTTAATTGTATTACAGAAATCAAAAACGAAATTGCAGAAAACTTTCCATATGTAATGATGTACATAGAAAAGGCCGAAGCAGATGATATTATAGGTGCATTGGTGTTCAACCATACAAATGAACCTATTATGATTATCAGTGGTGATAAAGACTTTATACAATTACAATCAAATACAAATGTTAAACAATATAGTCCTATACAAAAGGTATTTGTAGGTGAAGGTTTAGACCCTAAGAAATTTTTACACGAACAGATTATAAAAGGTGACCGTTCAGATGGTATACCTAATATATTAAGTCCAGACGACATCTTTTTAACAGGTGAGAAACAAAGACCTATTAATAAGAAACGACTTGAAGAATGGGCCAACGTTAGTAATATACCTCTTGGCAGTGAAACCAGTAAATATTACGAGAGAAACAAACGATTAATAGACCTTTCCTGTATGCCAAAAGAGCTTGAAAGAACTATTATAAATACATATAGAGAGTATAAGATACCTAACAGGTCCAAACTGTTACCTTATTTTATGCAACACAAACTAAAAGCATTGATGACAAACATTGGTGATTTTTAATATTCGGATATTGGAGTAATTATGGAACAAGAAACACCTAGGCACTCAAGCCTAATGAGTAAAAAAGGAATGGAGTCAGTAGCTCGTACGGCCACTAACGCTAGACCTTTAGCACACGAAATATTTACACAAGTAAATAACGCAAAAGATAAACCTAAAAAAATTGAAGTGTTAAAAAAACACGACGGTCAAGCATTAAGACAGTTATTAAAAGCTGCTTTTGACCCTAAAATTGTTTGGGACATACCAGAGGGAAATCCACCATTTATACAAAATGATGTACCTGAAGGAACAGATCACACATCTTTACTAGATGAAGCAAGAAAGTTATATCTTTTTATCAAAGGTGGCAGTAACATACCTAAAGCTAAAAAAGAAATGCTTTTTATACAAATGCTAGAAGCATTACATAAAGATGATGCTAAAGTATTAATTGACATAAAAGACAAGAAATTGAATCTTACATATAAAGGCCTTACAGAAAATTGTGTAAAAGAAGCCTTTAATTGGAACGATCAATTCACAAGAAACTAAGGTTTAAGGGTTTTCCTAAAAAACCCTTTAAAAACAATGACTTCAAGTCATTGAATCTAAACACATATTTCTTTTAAAATAATCAAAATAAAGCTTGTAATAGACATAAAAAAGTGTTACCTTATAGGTATGGTAACAATGATTAGTTTTTGTTTAGTATTTTTTTACATCAATACTTTCTTTCTTTTTACTTCTTATTGTTACCATACAAAACTAACAACTATATAATGAAACACTATGAAAAACGTTGACAAAAAAAACAAGTACGATATATCTCTTAAAACTTTAAAAGATTTAAGAGTATCAGAAAAAGACTACGATAAAGTTTATAAAATTGATTTTACAAATCCTTACGTAAGTAAAATTAATGATGTTACAACTATTATACCTGTAGTAAAATATGTTTATTCACCTAACTCTTTTGTTGAAAAACATAGTATTACACCTTTTACTACTAAAAAACAATTCTTTTCTAATGACGGCTTACCGCAAAGAAGTAGAATATCATCAATATATAATAGATCACAAAATCAGTTTAGAACTGTAGATATTGATAAATTTATAAGATCTTATAAATTAGACGATAAAAAAGCAGTAAATCAATAATAACAGAAAGATAAATATATGAGGAAGTTTTTGATTTATATTACTATACTAGGTTTACTAGTGTATGGCCTTTTGACCCTTTTTATGAAGTCGGTCAAAGCCAGTGAATATAATACGGCTGTTATAGGCCACGTGATAACACAAAAGGTATCTGGCCAACCGATTGATGCCTCTAAATTGATGGAACAAGAACTGGCACGAGTGGCCCATTTATTCGCTCTTGACAGTATCAATATATTGCAGAAGTATTTACCTGCTATATTAGACAAAGTAGCTGCAGATTTAAGACTTGAAGCAGACAAATCATATAAATGTAATTTACTAAAGGATACAAAA